AAGATTGGCTGTTTGCATATAAACAGTTGTTAAACTATTAGCATTATTAAAAGTATGTGCTGTAATTAATTGACCATTAATAACAAATCCAACTCTAACAGATCCAACCCCTAACCATTCAATATCTATAAATAATATATTAGATGTCGCTGGATCTAAATCAAATCCACTTGCACCTGTTCCATCTAATTTATCACCATTCCAACTAGATTGTGATATTTCAGTATCAACTGCTGCACCCGATGTAAAAGTTCGTCTTACTATTTTAAGTGTTGTACCATCTGCATAAAAAAAGATTCCATTATTAGCATCAAATAATCCAACTTTTTGTTTTAAATTTGTAGTAGGTTCATTCATTACAAATGTATTAAAAATAAGTAATGACTTACCTGGTTGATAAGACATAACTCTATTAGATTGTCTTACTGTTTTAGAACTTGCTGCTTCTGTTACATTTAAATTAACTGTTGATTTATTGGCTGTATAAGTAACGCTTCCACCACTTGCAGTAGTTGCATTAAATAAAGTGTTCTGTGACATTATATTCTTACTGTCAAAGATTGTAAGTGGATTTGATACTCTTAATCTTCCAAATGCATCATAAGCATTAGAACCAGATCCTCCCCCTATTTGAATAGGTTGTGGTGGGCAAAAAGAGCCAGCTTGTGTTCCATATATAAATTGTGTCATAGCATTTTGTTGGTTAATTAAATCTTGTTGATATCCAAAGTTAAGTTGATTTTTAATTGTATTAAGTGCTTCAAGTATTTGTCTTTGATTGTTGACATCATAATCTTGTGTAGGTTCTGGTATGTATGCAGTTATTTTTGCCATTATCTTCTTCCGCCTGCTTCAATATCTAATCTCAAAGTTCCATATCTCCAAGTTTCATCTAATGCATCATTTTCTATTTTTAAACTCACCTGTCTTCCTCGCACGCGTGTATCTACTTTAGTTGTTGAAGAAGTGATTGTAAAGGGTCCGGTAATTAATGGTGGTGTTGTAGATGGTGTTGAATCAGCATTTGCTGGATAATCCCTAAAGAATAAAGTAATTTTAGCATTGCCTTCTAAATTTTTAAAGTCTGGAACAAATCGTTTAACACGCATAATCAATTGTCCATCTCCACCTAAACCTTGTTCAGAAATATCATAATCTCCAGATTGAACGTAGGAAGTAATTGCAGTTTCAACTCCTAGTGCATTAACTTCATTTACACCCGTTTCATGTTCCCAGTATTTAGTTGAACCAAAAGTATTAGTTACGCCATTAATGGTAGGAAACGTAGGTGTTGCATTTGCAGTATATTGAGTAGCATAAGGTAGATCAAAAGATTCTGCATCTACATAAGTTGTTCTTGCTAATGATCCTGTAGCCCAAGTATTTTCAAGATAATTATAAACTACATTTCTATCTACTTGAGAAGAATTTGATTGTGCATAATTCCAACCTACTTCATTATATAAACTGTTGTGATATGCATAAGTTATTTGACTTGCATTATAATTAATTCCTAAACTACCACTTTCTGTTGTAAATACAAAATCTTCAACTAATGATGGTAATTGTTTTACCGTTCCATCATAGACAAAGAAACCTCCTCCAAACCCAATCCAAAATACAGCGCCCTGTGCAAACACCATAGCATGTTGACCAATACATCCGCAATTTGTACCCACCTGTCTTACAGAAAATGTAAATGGAGGTCCTACAAATTGAATAACATAAGCTGCAGCATCGGTAAGTACAAAAACATAATCTTTACCTTGCACAGCACCAATAATCTCGTTGCCCGTATCTAGTCTAAATGTTCCTGCAGTGTTTGTAACCGTTGGGTTCCAAGTATTAATATCTTCTTGATTTGAAAATCTTATAAACATCGGGTCTTGAGATGTCGTATCACCAATTGTAGTTTCAGTTCCAAATGCAAATAAATGTCGGTCTCTATCTGATACGAGTGTCATAACAGAAGCTGTTGGTGCATTAGAAACCACTGTTGCTCTTGTTGATAAAGGTGCTGCTATAGATGGATTCCAAGTAAATGTTTTTCCATTCTTAATGGTTGCAACTAGAATCTGGCCAAAGTTATCGAGCGACCAGGAGCCAGGGGCTAATATTGTATTTGTAGTATTTGATTGTATACCCCAACCTGTCCATAAAGTTGCATTAGTTACAATTGCATTATCTAAATGTGATGCAGCAGTTGTACCATTTGTTCCTCTAACACAACCGGTAAAATCTGTTCCAGTTTTAGCGGTGTAAGTAATTAATTCAGTTCCAATATCTAATATCCCAGAAGCTGGAAATCCTGTTGTTGAATCAACTGTAATGGTTGCTTGTGTATTATCAATTGATCCATTTAATTGTGTTGTAACTGAAGTTGGATTTGATCCACCAAAGTATCCTGTACCATATCCATAAGCTGGAGTTTGAAAAGTGGGTCCAATTCTAATGTAAGGAGTTGTAGTAATAGTACCTCCTGCTGTTACACCTGTTCCACCTTCAACACTTGGCATTGTAACTGTAAAGGTTCCAGACGTAGGAATGGATAAAACTTCAAAAACATTTGTTGTAAAATCTGCTGATGTAAAACTTGTTGTAGTAGGTCCTGGAGTTGTAACACCTGTAAATATGATATAATCACCTACCTCTAAATTATGAGCTACTTTATTAATAGTAACGGTTGCTGATCCTGTTGTTGATGTATAAGTACAAGAAGTTAGTGCACTGTTAAGAGGTGTAATATCATAAAATTGACCTTCATAATAAATAACTAATAATTTTGAAGTTCCTATTGCTGCATATTTTTTACCATCTAGTGCAGTCCAAGTATGCTGGTCTCTAGCAGGACCTGCTAAAGTTGTATTAACTAATTGCTGCCAACCACCTATTTTTTGTGGTTCACCATATCGAAATCTAACATTATCCCCATCAATCCATTGCCCTTCGGCTCCGGTTGCAGTTTGTTGTTTGTTAAATCCTGGCTTAAATTGTATCTTCTGTAAAGGCATAAATATTACCTATCATATATGCCATTTTCGTTCAATAAGTTTAAAAAATTACCTATGTTTTGACCATATATCTTTAACATATCTTCATTGTATATAAAACTAGGTTTTTCAAAAGGATGATGTTTTAGTGTAAGAACATTAACAACTTGCATGAATTTAGCTTCATGTGCATCTATTGGTTTATAGCATAATGTAGCATCATACTGTTGACGTTGTATTTCTAAAAATCTATTAGTTCCAGTTTGGATTAAATTATCATCAAATGGACTTAAAACAATTGGGCATAATAAACCAAGTTTTTCCATTTGACCTTTGACTCTATTAATAGATCTTTCTATTGGTTTATGAACTAAACTTAAATCTTTAAGTTCTTTTAATATAAGTCTATTTTTAAATAATTGATATTGTGGATGAGCTATTTTCATAGATCTATTTTGGTCATGTTATAGATGTTAAACCATTCATTTGCATATTCTGTATTTTTGTAATCCTTAAAATAAGGTCCACCTTCTGTAAAATGAACATTATATACATCTTTTTTATAAGGATATTCACCTACTAACCAATTCCATTCAAGAGGAATACTGCCTATTAAATTTTCATCTAACCATTTAAATTGATGAAGTTCTAATCCAGATCTAGTATTAACATATTCTGGTGTAAGTGTTTTACATTTACTACAATCCATTAACATTAAACTAGACCAATTCTTTTTTGCATATATCGTTTGATTATTACCTAAAAACTTATTTTTAGAATTAGGAGTATAATCATGTTTACAAACTTGAATTACATAGTCTTCATTTCTCAAATTCCAAAGTTCTGTGATATCTGATAACATCATCATATCGGAATCCATAAATATGGCCCAGCCATTATAATTCATTAGGTGAGGAACTAGAAATCTACTAAATGAAAATTCAGTAGAAGCAAGTGGATCTTGTTTTCTTGTATAAATATTTTTTAAATTACTTAAATTAATGGGAGATATAGTAACTGGAGTTGAACTGTTTCTTAAAATACTCTCTGTTAGTACATGATAAGCTATTTTAACTTTACTATCATAACCTATAAATATAGGAATCACGCAAACATTCCAGCTTGTAGAAAATTAAAAGATACAGATATTCTAATATCATTAGATTGATTTACATCAACGGTGTGATTAAGCCATGATGGAAACATAATACATCTTCCTTGAATAGGTTCAAAATGTACGTCTTTCCATAGATGCTTTGGTAATGGTTGCTCTGTTCTTCTTGGAACTGTCATAAAAGATATTGTTTTAGGATCTTCTATTTTTAAATGTCCACAGTTTTCTTGAGTCTTAACATAATAAACACCTGACCATAAAGAATTTGGATGAATATGAGGTCTATTAAATGCACCTGGTGGATTAATGTTTGCCCACATGTTGCCAAGAAAAGGTTCTGAATCTAAACATTCTTCTTTAAATATATCAAATTGCATTACAAATAATTCATGGATAAGAGGTTTATATTCTTCTTTTTTATGCATGTCGGATGTTGAATGCCATCCATTCACATTTGTTTTTTGTAGTCCATTATCTTGTTTAGACCAATTTATAATATTTTGTTCTAGCTTCTTATTATCTATATTAAAATCTTTAATATAGACTTGGGTTGGAAACCATAATTCTTTATGCATCATCCTTTTTTACTCTCAATTGGGTTATATTCAACATCACAGTTTGCAGCTAACGTTCTTCTAGTTTCATTAGTGCTGTTAAATGGGTATACACAATGTTTCATATCATAAGGAAATATATAAAAATCACGAAGTGCCATAGGCGGAGAATAATCTCTATTTGAGAATTGTCCTGAAGAATTACCTATAATTTGAAGTCTACCATTGGTTGGTAGATGTTCTGATGAATATTCAACACCATAAGTTGATGGTAATTTTAAAATCATAACGGATGTTAAACCTGTAACTATATTGCCTTGATGAATATGAATTGGATTATATTCAAGAGCTTTCATTTCATTAACCCATATTGAATTTAAATGAAGTCTGTATTTTAAAACTTTATTCCAATCTAAATAGTGAGTGTAAGCTGACATAAACCATTCCTGCACGCGCGGAGTTAAATAATTATGTCTATGCATTTTAGATGTATCATCTCCATCATAAAATAAAGATCTTTCATCTTCTATTTTACCAATTAATTGTTTATTAGCTTTTGCAAGTTCGCCGTGTTTACTTTCGTAAATTTGATTAATTTCATTAAAAATATCTAACGGAACTTCATAACGAATAACTGTCTGACCTAAAAATACAAAATTAAATTTCATTTTTCATCTGTTGTCTAATCTTTGTTGCAGATATTTCTTGTATTTCTTTTGGTAATACAATCTCTTCTATCTTGTATCCAACGTCTCTACCATAACATATGTTTGTAATATTAGGTACTTTTATAACGTCAAATTGACCAACGTAATCTTTTAATTTTTCTTCAATACGTTTTTTAATATCCTCAAATACAAATGGATTATTATCTGTTTGTGGCATTGATCTAACCATAATAACAACCTGACCTGTCTTTTTTAATATTTCTTTAAATAAAGCTAAATGTCCATCGTGAAATGGCTGCCAGCGTCCTAACATCTGTGCTGTTGGTTTAGAGTAATCCATGTATCTCCTTTATTATGTTATCGTAGTTAAAATCTTTTATCTCAAAGTCTACCTTTTTAGGTTTCTCAAATACTTTATTAGTATCTTCAAATCTTCCTTTATCAATTGTATTCATCCAAATCTTCATATCATAGAAAGATCTATAAGATTCAAAGGGACAAACAAAGTCTACAACTACATGATTAACTGCAAGATCGCACATAGTCATCATACGATTCGCTTGTCGTTTACGACCATTCTCTGTAAAATCCCAATCTTCAAATAGCTTTCTAATTTCATCAGCATTAAAGTGTGGTATCTTTTTATTCTCAACTAACTTTTTAGCAAATGTAGTTTTGCCTGATCCTGGTAATCCAAATATTAAAATCTTCATAACTTTATATGTCCATACTTATCTATAATACGTTTTGGTATCATAGCTTTATAAGGATTGTCTTCCTTTCTAACCTCTTCTTTAATAATGTGCATCTTGTTTCCAACGATGGTATCGTCATAACCTATACCATTAATATTAATCTGTTTCAAGTTTTTAAATGCATGTTTGTAGTTAGGTATATTTAAAAATTTATATACTTTACTTATCTCAATTTCTGGTTGAGTGACTAAATCATCATATCTTAAATAATGACAAAGTTCTGGATAGTTAAAAGAATTCTTTATGGCTTCTAAATCTTTTGCAATAGCACCATCCTTATTCATTAGCATAGATAATTTTTGCTCTATAGTTGTATGACCATATTTATTTGGAAAAGCGGTTGGTTCATTTTCAAACCATTTAATATAAGATGCTAATACATCCATTAAATCCCGAAGAATAATAATTACTTTAAATGGACGTTTGAAATGATTTTGCATCAACATAAAATTACCAGGTGTCATTACAGGACCTCGATCAATAATATAACGCTGCGGCCAATCTTTATAAAAGACATCAAAGACAGAATCTAATACGTTATCTAATGATTTGTGATCTGGATAGTTTTGAAAAACATCAGTTTGTTTAAGAAGAAATATATCCTTCATAATTTCTAATGTAATAGAATTTGCAGTCACTACCAAATTAGGATTTTGGTTCATGATGGATGCAAATAAAGTATTACCTGATCTTGGTAATGCTACTAGAAAGAATAATTCTTTAGTCATTTCTAAATGATCTATAGCACTTTCTTAAATAATTTTAAAGTCTTATTTTAAAGAACCGTTTGTTTTATGCTGAATACCGAAAGTAGGTTGGCTTGGTTGTAATAGTTTTTTATCACTCATTTCTCTTTCAATAGTTTTTAATTGACCAAGAACATTAAATACTTCTGCTTGTGAAGAACCTGGAGTTAATGTTTGTACTTTATTTTGCATAATCTGATGATATGATTCTAATTGATGTAAATTTACATCCTTCGTATTAAACGTTCCATCATTAAATTCTTTTTTCAAATTAGACCACATTTGAATTTCTCGCATACGATCTTTAGCTGTTAATTCCATATTTGCTTTTGCATAAAGTTTTTCATCTAAATCTATTTTATAACACTCTAATTTATATTCATCTGTTTCAGTTTCTAATTTTTTTTCTAACCATTTAATCTTTGCATCATTACGTCTATAATCAAATGAGAGTGACATTAAATTTTCTAAAAATACATTTTGTTCTCTAACACATTGCCAGTATTTAGAAGCATAAGTTGGATACTTTGCATCTTGAAGAACTGAAATTCTAGCTTCTGTTTCTGTTCTAAATATTTGTTTTTTTGTCCAAGTGTCGCGAAGTTCATCAACAAGAGATTTGAAATTAAACATATCTTCTTTTGTTAAAAGATTGTTTAAATTAGTTTCTTCTTTTTGAATTAATTCCTTTATGTCTTTTTTCTCAATCATTAAGATTATACTATACTAATTCTTTATGTAATTAAAGGACTATGTTGCAGTTACTGTTCTATTTGTGGCAGCTCCACCGCCACTATATTCTTCTGTTGCAGTTTGACTTCCCGTTGTAATACCTGCAAAAATAATACCCGCAGCTGCAGAACCTGCTGCTCCAGCAAAACCAGATCTTGCAAAAGAGGGAGATCCACCTGTAAAAAATGCTGATCCGTTATATTCTTGTGTAGTACCTCCTCCATCACCTCTTACTATTAAAGCTGATGTTTGTGTACCACCTCCTACGCCTCCAGATATTGCATTCATATTTATACCTGCTGTCCAAGATGTACCATCATAGTTTTGAGTATTTATGGTATATACTACTCCATCACCACCACCCATACCGAAAGCAGCAGTTTGAGTTCCTGAACCAACTGGAGCCGATCTTATTGCAGCTAAATTTCCTCCTGCTGACCAAGCAGTTCCATTGTATTCTTCTGTGCTTGCAACAGGACCAGGATCACCACCAAAAGCTAAAGCTGATGTTTGTGTTCCTGCTGCTCCTGAAGAACCTCTTGCTGTCGCTAAAGCTCCTCCACCCGACCAAGCTGTTCCATTATATTCTTCCGAAGCTGTAATATAACCTGCTAAAAAACCACCAATTGCTAATCCTACAGTTTGAGTGCCTGCTCCTGCTCTATTAAAAGCTGCATTAGCCATACTTCCGCCATTGGTCCAAGAAGTTCCATCGTATTCTTCTGTAGCTGCTGTATAAGAGGGAACATATCCACCAAAACCTAATGCTGCAGTTTGAGTTCCAAGACCTCCAAGAGCATATCTAGCAGTATTCATATTTCCACCGCTAGCCCATGTTCCTGTTGTAATACCTCTATACTTTAACGCAGGCGTTGCTGAATTAAACCACACCTGTCCCTTAATCGGGTTAGATGGATCTGCAGATACTACATTAATCTTACCACCAAATATTTGATAATATGTACTCATGTTGCTGATACCGTTCTAGTTACTGTTGTTGCTCTTGTAAATTCTTCTGTGTTTGCAACTTGTGTTGTTGTATATCCACCAAATGCTAAAGCAGAACTTTGAGTTCCTGCTCCACCTAATGACTCTCTTCCTGTAGTCATATTTGCACTATTTGTCCAAGAAGTTCCATCGTATTCTTCTGTTTGATTTTTTGGAGATATTTGTCCACCAAAACCTAATGCTGCAGTTTGAGTACCTGCTCCTGCCATAGAAGCAGTTGTTGTATTTAAATTTCCACCCGCTGTCCAACTTGTGCCATTGTATTCTTCTGTAGCATTAGTACCAGCTGTTCCATTAAAACCACCAAAATTTAAAGCCGATGTTTGAGTTCCAGCTCCTGCATTATATGCTATAACTGCAGCTAAATTTCCACCAGCTGTCCAACTTGTGCCATCATATTCTTCTGTGTTTGCATAATAAGTAGGGGCTAATACTCCACCAAATGCTGCAGCAGAAGTTTGTGTGCCTGCTCCTGCTAAATATCTTCTTGCAGTTGCCATAGTTCCTCCTCCTGTCCAAGCTGTTCCATTATATTCTTCTGTTGATCCTATAATAACTCCACCCGTATTTTGACCACCAAAAGCTAAAGCAACAGTTTGTAATCCACAACCCGCTAAATATCTTCTTGACGTTCCTAAATTTCCTCCACCTGTCCAACTTGTTCCATCATATTCTTCTGTTGCATTAGTAATACCAGTAAGTGATTGTCCACCAAAACCTGCCGCCGCTGTTTGTGTTCCCGCACTTCCAACACCATATCTAGCTGTAGCTAAATTTCCACCACTAGCCCAAGCAGATGGAGTAGTTTCTCTAAATTTTAAAACTTTAGTTGTGGAGTTATACCACACTTGTCCGTTGATCGGGTTTGATGGATCGGATGCCAAGACATTAACTTTACCACCAAAGATTTGAGAATATGTGCTCATGATGCTGTTACCGTTCTAGTTATTGCTGCAATAGAACCTGTATATTCTTCTGTGGCTGCTGTGTTAACTCCTGATATTACACCGCCGAATCCTAAAGCTGATGTTTGTGTACCAGCTCCACCTAAAGCATATCTTGCCGTTCCTAAAGATGCTGTACTTGTCCAACTTGTTCCATTGTATTCTTCTGTAGCTGCTAGAGAAACTGTTGTAGCACCACCAAAAGCTAAAGCTAATGTTTGTATACCTGCTCCTGCTAAATTAGCTCTACCTGTGTTTAAATTTCCACCTGCTGTCCAACTAGTTCCATCATATTCTTCTGTTTGATTTAGTGGAGATATATTTCCACCGAATGCTAAAGCAACGGTTTGAGTACCACATCCATCTAAATATCCCCTAGCTGTTGCTAAACTTCCTCCTGCTGTCCAAGCTGTGCCATTGTACTCTTCTGTTGCAGATTGATTAACTGTTGTATAACCACCAAAAGCTAAAGCAACGGTTTGAGTACCACATCCTGCTAATGATCTTCTTGCTGTTCCTAAATTTCCACCACCAGTCCAAGCAGTTCCATTATATTCTTCTGTTGCTGCAGTATTAACTCCTGTAGCAATTCCACCAAAAGCTGCTGCAGTAGTTTGTGTTCCACATCCGCTTAAAAGATATCTTGCAGTACCTAAATTTCCACCACCTGACCAACTTGTTCCATTATATTCTTCTGTAGTTGCAACTCCTATTCCTGAACTTCCACCCGCACTTAATCCTGCTGTTTGTGTACCAGCACCTGCTTGAGTTTGTATTGCAGTTCCCATGTTTCCACCTGTTGCCCAAGCAGCTGGAGTAAGACCTACTCTATATTTTAAAAGTTCCGTTGTGGTATTATACCAGATTTGACCTTCTATAGGATTGGATGGATCTGCGGATACGACATTAACTTTTCCACCAAAGATTTGATAATATGTACTCATAGTTTAAACATTTTAAATATTTATTCTGGTAATACGATATCATTGGGTCTTGCATTTTGTTTTTTTCTAAAATCATCTGCTGGTAAAGCATCCCACGCTGCTTGTGCAATTTGTACTTGTTCAGTTACGATTGCTTGTGCTTCTTGTACAGTTTTTCTAACTCCTGCAATACCATTGATCCATATATTTGCATTTCTATCGTTTGCTGGAACTTGCCACACGTTGCCTGGAAAACCAGAGATTGAAAATTTAGTTGCATCATCATGAGTGATAAAACCTTTACCCCAACATTCTGCTACACAATATTGATAATTTTTATTTGCCATAGTTTCTCCTTTTAATTATTTTGTAATAACCAACCTTGAGTATTATCTGTAAATACTAGCGTAAGTCCAGCTCGTTCTTGGTTTACGATTAAATCTTCTGCTAAACCTTGTATAGGTTTGCCGTTTCTTGCTATTGTTAAATTGTTAGTGTCAAAAGTTGCATTGTAATCAATGAATGATATAAAATCTCCAAGTGTTGGAGAAGCAGGAAGCGTTGCTGTAATTACACCACCTGATGTATTTACAAAATAACCATTCTTAGATACTACAGTAAGACTTGATGTTACTACTGCTTGCCACGCGGCGCCACCTGTAACTGTTGCAAAAGATAAATTTCCTGAACCATCAGTTTGTAATACTTGGTTTGTGGTTCCTGTTGCTGTTGGTAATACTAGTGTGTAAGATGAAGAAACAGTTGTTGGAGATTTAATTCCAACGTATTGACCTCCTGTTGCATCTTCAAATCTAGCTTCATTTTGATTTACTAAATTTATTTGTGATAATTGTGAATTTATATCCGTAACATTTGTTCCATCAGAATATAATAATTTTATACCTTTATCAGTGGCTGCAAAAGTAGCACCTGTTCCTGAAGTTGTTTTAAACGTAACTTCAAAAGAACCTGATGTTGAATTTTTAACGGTATAAACTTTTTCAATACTATCTGGAATAATAACATTAACTGAAGAAGTTAAAGTTCCTGTTAAATTTAAAACGGCGTTTTTACCATTTGATAATGCACCATTAGAAAAAGCTAAAGTAGCACCTGTTGTTGCATTTAATGAAACTGATTCATAACCAGCAATTGATTGCTGTAGAATATTTAAATTTGTATTTGTGATATCTCCCCATAATCCGGCGTTTTCGCCAGTAACCATGAGTTCTAGTTTAAGGTCTGTAGAATAACTTGATGCCATATTAATTCCCTATGCTTGTTTATTAAATTTATGCAGCCGTGTCAATCTCCGTCCAATTCGCTGGAGTTCCTGTATTAACAACTGTCCAAATTTGATTATTAATACTATTTAGTGATATAGTCAACGTATTTCCTGTTACATTTACATTGGCATTTGCTGTTAAATTTACGCTACCTAAAGCTGATATTAATTGTTGACCGGTTACCTCTGCATTTGCTGTTGCAATAACTACTGTTCCTACAGCTAAAGAAGCAGTCATTCCAATACCTACAACTATAGCATCTGGTGAAGGATCAACATCTCCTAAATTAGATGTTAATTGTTGTCCGGTTATATTAACATTAACATCTGTAAATGCTGTAACTGAATTTAAGTTAGTAGTTAATAATTGACCTGTTACATCAACAGGAGTGTTTAATAAAATTTCAATTGAATTTAAATTAGCTGTTAATTCAAATCCTACTAATTCAATCGGATTTGATGCAATAGAGATACTTACATCACCTAAAATAGAAGTTAATTCTTGACCTGTTACATCAACTTTTACATCTGTAAAAGCTGTAACTGAATTTAAAGTAGCTGTTAATTCTTGACCGACAAGAGCAACATCAGGACCTGGATCAATGTCACCTAAAGTAGTTGTTAATTCTTGACCGGTTAAATCAACATTAGCATTTGCTAAAGGTGTAACTGAATTTAAATCAATGGTTAATTGTTGTCCTGTTACAAGAACATCTATTCCAATTGCAACGGAAACACTTTCTAAATTAATATTGAGATTATTTATGCCGCCAAAAGTCCCTTGACCCCAAGTATCTTCACCCCAAGCTGTGTCAGTTGGACTAATTACTTCAGTTGGAATATTTTCATTCCAAGCTCCCTGTCCCCAGGTGCCTCTACCCCAACCGTCAACAATAGCCATGCTGAACTCCTATTATCCGGAGATTCTTAAAATAGCTGCTGATGATGTATCTGCTGGGAATTGAACTGTGAATGTTCCAGCCGTTGCAGTTTTATCTCCACCAAAATCTAATACGGCAACTACTGCATTTGAGTTTGATGTATTGTAAATCAAACATCCTGCTGCAGTTAAAGTAACTCCTGTAAAAGATATATCTGCAAAATCTATAAATGCAACTCCTGAAGAAACTAAAGGTGATATATTTGTTAAAACTCCACCACCTGTTGTATACTGACCAGTGTTTGCAACTTCATTTGTTGAAGTGTAAACAGTTGTTGCAGAAGTAAAAGATGCTGCAGAAGTGTATAGAGCAAGTTTAAAAACATTACCCGTAGTAGCTGTAAAATTATGACCACCTTCTAGTAGTTGTTGTTTAAAACTATTTGCAATTGCATTTCCTGTAAACGCCATATTTATCTCCTAATTATTATCCTTGTTTTTGAATCTGAGGTGAACCTTCTTGGAATTCATCTCGTCTTCTTCTTCCCATTTGTTCAATAGAGAATCCTTGTAACGCCGATTGATACTTTTGTTCATAGAACTGAATCATATCAGCAGGACCCTTTAAAAAACCATACGCCTCAACAAGGCATGCATATAATAAACCAGAGGGAAATTGCTGACTTAAATATGTTGTCGAATTACTAGCAGATAAACCAGCCGGCTTCAAGGTATAATTTAACTGCATTGTGTAATTAATATCTGGGGTAGGAGCTACAATTAATGTCTGTTCATCCCAATAACTAAAGTATTTAGGTAATCCTTGTGCTTGAGTATTATTATATTCATTAATAAATCCGGTATCTCTATATTCTACTTGATAATATTCTCCTCCACTTAATATCTGACATTCTCTTATAATTAAGGTTTGATCTGTTAAAAGAGGTGTACTTACATATTGTTGACCTGCAATAATAGAAGCTGTTGCGTAAGCTCTATTATTATCAGAATCTACATCCCTTTGAATTCTCCATTCAGCATCTAATATAAATCCATTAACAATAGTAGATGTAAATACATTTGCATCCACCTCCGTATAATCTCTAATTTTTTGTACTAGTTCTGTGTATGTCATATTAAGCTTTTAATGTTACTGGGCCTGCAGAACATTGTGCCCCGCCGCCAGATACATTTCCTGTTGTTGCTGTATCTGTACTCTGGAAAAAGAAATAATTCAATGGATCTCCAACAATACCAAATGAATCAATTTTTCCAACTGTAATCGTAAAACCATTTGCATTTGAAATATCTGTAACACCATCAAATGAAGGTACTAATTCAAATGAAGTCTCGCGCGCGGGCGTGCCCGGGATTACAACTTCAGGAGGTCCTCTAAATCTAACAACATTACCAGTAGATCTTCCATGGTCTTCTGAATAAACATTAATATAAGTATTACCTGCATATTTAATTGTAATAAAAGGATCTGGAGTTAATTCAATAATAACAGGTGGTTCTATTCTATCAGGATGTGCATATTGTAATCCTTCAGGATCTGAATTATGTGGTTTAGGTTCAAGTTGTGGGTGTTTCTTTTCATATTCAGAAATATGTACCCATGATCCATTCCATTCTTGAACCATTTCTTGATATGGAAATCTCTGACCAGAACGGTCTGAGATCATATATGCATATTTTCCGTTTGATAGATTTCCCATTATGCGCTCGGATAGTAAGTTTTAGGTGTAATGAATGAACTTGAAGAAGAGCCATCACTGTCTAGTGCTCTTAATAATTCATCCTCATATAATAATTTCATTTCTTGTCCACGTTGTGGTGCAAATTTAACTGCTAAATAATAAGAAAGTCCTGCACACATACACGGAACAAATCTATATGGAACGTTTGTAATATTTGTATAAGCTCCAACATCTTGAATTCTTTTTGCATAGTAATAATGCATTACGTTATTCACCTGATCTGATCCTGGTGTTAAATATAAAGTGATTGTAATTTTATCTATAAATCTTTGTACCCAATATTGAGTTGGTTGACCTTGTGAATATTTAGAAGATAAAGAATTGTAAACTGATCTACTAATTTTAGTAAGTGGAAAATCTACAACCGGTACTTGTTCTGTGTTTCTATATGATGCTTCATAAATATCATCTGGTCCATAAGTAATGGAATTATAATCATAAACTGCAGTATTATCAGCATGAGTTGCAGCTGTAGTACTATTTGCACCACGCGTACAACCTGTTATTTGATTAGAAGATGTATTAGTTCCAGTATATGTAATTTGTTCAGAATCTATTAATAATGTTCCTGATGTTGGAAACTGCCAAACTGAATCTAATGTAATTGTAGTTTGTCCTGCAGTTATTGCCCCATCTAAATAACTAAATACTCCATCTGAAGTTCCATCAGATGCTGATCTATAAATTGTATAAACGGATTGACCTTCTACGAATGAAATATCATTCGATGCTACTTCCCAATAATGTAAACCCCTATTACTCCATTCTTGAAACATAATGTTCAACGAGCGACGAGCGGCTTTCATTTGGTTACCTGTATTGTTTACAAGTCCAATTCTTTCGTAAGACTCTTCTATGATCTCATCAATAGTAAAAGTTTTTTCAAAAACTGTAGTGCCTGAAGAGGTAGCCATACTTGACTCCTACTTTTCTATAAATAACGTAACAGTTAAGCTCGTATTTGAAACAACTCCAACACCGTCAACAATTCCTGTACCATTTCTTGCTGCATATAGAACACCGTCCTCTGGAAGATTTA